GGCTCAGGAACACAAGGAGCAACAGGCACTCAGGGTGCATCAGGTGCGACAGGCTCACAAGGCGCTACCGGCTCGCAAGGTACTACTGGCGCAGGAACACAAGGTGCAACAGGCTCTCAGGGAACCACAGGTACGGGAACTCAGGGAGCTACAGGTACACAAGGCACTACTGGAACCACGGGAACGACGGGAACTCAGGGAACCACAGGTACGCAGGGTACGACAGGTACCGCGGGCACGCAAGGCACGACGGGCTCTCAAGGTACCACAGGCACTGGCTCTCAAGGTACGACGGGGTCACAAGGAGCATCGGGCTCGCAGGGCACGGCTGGCTCTCAGGGCACTACCGGCTCGCAAGGAACGACGGGCAGTATACCTGCCATAGTTACTGCGCAGCGGTACAACGCCCATCTTGGCACGGCACTTGTCGCAAGTGATTACGTAGCATCATCGGCTTGGGGAATAGCACCAACTCTGACGGCAGTGCGTGGTACTGACCAAGGCGCGGTATTCACTATCACAGCAAAGGCGACGACCGGTTCAACACCGACCATTACGCTGACCTTTCACGACGGCACATGGACAACTGTTCCTGTCATCGTTGTCTGCCGCACAGAGGTTGTTGCAGCAACAGCGGCACCCGGAGCAGCTATCACAAACCAGTGGGTTGTTACGTCTGTCAGTGCGACACAAGTCGTCTTTACGTTCAACGGTACGCCCGTAGCGAACACCACTTACGGGCTGTCGTTCATAACGATGGGAACCTAGGAGATTTTATGGAGCATGAGCACTGCGGTAAATGCAAACATGAACCTAAGCAATCCGAACAGCTTGAGCCCATTGTATATCGAATACAAATAGAGCCATTCGAGTACGACGGCCCGCTGCAAGACCCCCAGACCGAAGTTCCAGAGTCGTCCTCCGATCGAGCCGACCGTGACGCATACTTTCTTTGCGTTGCTGAAGCCCAGTTCGGAGATGACGACAGGGAACTCCTGACAACCGACATTCGTATTTGTGCTGGGATGAAGCAGGCCGTCGTGTCCGAAAAAATGCGTGCGGCATGTCAGGCTGATTTAGACGCCGCAGCAAAGCGCGGATGGAAGAGATAAGTTAGGAGGAGAATTGTGCTGCCTAATGGGAACTTCGTAAAATCCGTCTTGGCAGAAGGTGGGACGCTTCATCCTTTGATGATTAGCCCCGCCGACTCTGAAGGGCTCGGCCTTTGCAACCCTTCGGTTTTTGTCGAAAACGGTGAGGTATGGCTGAACCTGCGTAAGGTAAATTACACACTCTACCATTGCGAGACAGTGCAGCGTTTCAACAGCAGGTATGGCCCGCTGAGTTACCTTAACCCCGAGAATGATATTCATTTGCGGACGACGAACTTCCTCTGCAAGCTCTCGCCCTCTTTGGACATTGAGCGGTATTGGAAGATTGACATGACTCTCGACAGGACTCCGCTCTGGGACTTCGTCGGCCTCGAAGATGCTCGTCTCGTGCGCTGGGATGGGCGGCTATTCGCTACGGGCGTCCGTCGTGACACAACGACCAACGGTCAAGGACGAATGGAGCTGAGTGAACTCAATGTGTCGGACGATGGTGTAAAGGAAATTCAGCGGTATAGGATTGAGCCTCCGATTGAAAGTTATTGCGAGAAGAACTGGATGCCTGTGTTGGACAAGCCATATCATTTTGTAAAATGGACAAACCCCACCGATCTCGTCAAGGTTGATCTCGCGACGTTGAAAGCTAATCAGGTACGGCCTGTAGGTATCCCCAAAATAGGATTGCCTGATCTTCGTGGCGGCTCACAACTTATCCCGTGGCACGGTTACTACGCAGGCGTTGTACATGAGTGTGACCTTACCAAAAACCGCATGGGGCAAAAAGACGCTACGTACAGACACCGCTTCATAGTATATGACCACGATCTGAATCTAATCAAGGTCGGTAATCCGTTTTCATTCATGGACGGTAGAGTGGAATTTTGCTGTGGTCTTGCGGAGTACGAAGGCAACCTACTGGTAAGTTTTGGATTCCAAGACAATTGCGCCTTCATTCTGCGTGTTCCTGAAAAGATGGCGACCCGAGTGTTGGAGGTCGCATGAAAGAACTACTAGATTACGTCAGCGATCCGAATAACGTAGAATATAATTTCGCGCTTGCTCTCTGGTATGAGAAGAAAGGGCACACCGCGTCAGCGGCGGGATTGTATCTGCGGGCAGCCGAGTTTTCCACAGATGACCTGTTTTCCTACGAGTCTCTGTTGAGGCTTGCCAACTGCTTCATCAAGCAAGGCTGTCGTGTCCACTTGTCCAAGGGTATTTTGCTGCGGGCCATCTCTCTAAAACCTGAGAGACCAGAAGCGTACTTTCTGCTCAGCAGATTGTATGAAGTAAACAAGGACTGGCAGGAATCATATACCTTCGCAATCATGGGACAACAGTTGAAAGAAAATCAGCCCAACCTGCGAACGGACGTAGACTACCCCGGCAAGTACGCTCTCATCTTTGAACAGGCGGTCGCTGCTTGGTGGATAGGGCTGTGGGACGAGTCGGTGCGAATTCTGAAGCAATTGCAGGGCACCGACATGCTGCCTATTTACGTCACAGCCGTCAGAAAGAATTTGGAGAATATATGCCACTCGGATTAAATCGTTCTGGAGATTTTGCAAACGGCACCCCAATCACCCTGCCTCATACATTTGGCAATCCAGTCACTTTGCCTAAGAATTTCGGCAATCCCGTGACCCTGCCGCTCAACGTCGGCAACCCTGTGACGTGGACTCCATCGCCCGCACACTTCGGCAATCAGGTCGGCTCGTCCGGCCCCATTGGTACCGTAGGTACGCCCGTGTTCTCGCCCGTCGCAGGTACTTATACAGCGATCCAATCAGTGACCATAACTTCGGCCAACTCATCGGCTATTTTTTATACGCTGGACGGGTCCACGCCCACAACCAGTTCTACTCCATACACAGGAGCAATTACGGTGGCTGTGAGTGAAACAATCAAAGCTATCGGTGTCGCGGTAGGCTGGTCGAACTCAGCCGTGGGTTCCGCAACCTATGCCGTGTCTCTCGGTCCTACCTATGTCGCTGCCTCAGGGCCTACGGTCGCTGTTGCAATCGCTCCGGGCGACTACGTCGTTGTCTTTGTGTCTGGAGGATCAGGGCCGGGCTATAATGACCCAACCGATGGAACAGCAAACGTTTACACCAACTACAGAGCTTCCTCGAACTATGCGGGATATACGACGGCTTATACATGCTTGGCAACTGCCGCCGCCGTCGCTGTTACAGCAGCAGGTACCGTAAATAACATTGCGGTCGCAGTGATCGCGAATGGGACTGGGTTTGGAAATTCCAGTGGCGGTTGGGGCTATGGAACCCCCAGCATCTCTGTGACTACCTCGAAGGATAATTCGTATGTCATCGGGTACGCGGAAATGGGCGGAGGTCCGACATTCACCGTCACCGCGAACACCCTGCAAGCACAGAGTGCGTATTATAATGGTTACGTAGGTGTGACGTGTGGTACACAGGTCTATCCTTCAGGGACGGCACAACCGACTACAGTCGTCGGTGGACCGGGCGTTGGTTACTGCAACATTGTGGCTGTGGAGGTCACGACGGAATAGGACGTACATAAATAAAAATGCCCCACTCTCTCAAGGGTGGGGCTTCTTTTTATTGGGGAGGGCTATCCTTCGTATACGAGTGCGTACTGTTCAGTTTCAGGAAGTTCAGGTTCGGGCCTCCACCAGACTAGCCCCGGTTGAGTTGTTGAAAGTGTGCATGCCTCCGCAATGCTGATCTTGCGGCCCTGCGACTTGCCGTCTTCCTGCATAGTGTCCTCCAAGAATAGAATAACAAACCTAGTGATGGATGTCAAGCAAAATTTCGTCCACTTAATATCCTATATCTATGAGAATCGTACGGCCCTTTTCATCTTCTAGACGATTGCTCGTCCGCGTGTTCCCGCCGTGAATGTCAATCGTCTTGACGCCTGTCAGCCTGTACATCAGGTCCGCTGCCATATTCCCCAACGAACAATATCGAATGAAGTCATCGTTGAACTCGTCATACCAGTGCATGACAAGGACGCCACTCTTCCGGTCGTGATAGTAAATCTTAGGCAGATATTTCCGCATGAATGTAAATTTACTCAATCGCTCGATGCGCTTGACCTCGGTCGTTGTGTGCCACTTGCCTTCGTGGTAGTCAGGATTTTTACTCTTCGGCATATCTCCACCACATAGCGGGAACTTGACGACCAG